CAACAAGGTAGATCAATTAATTGAGAACCAACAGATCATAAAGACTGAAGTAGAAATCATTAAAGCAAAGGCGGAAGCGTAATGCCAGTAGTACCACAGCCAGCCTGCAAAGCAGTGCTGTCTCAGGCTACAGCCAAGTGGCCAAAACGAAACAAAGCATCTGATGGCTTACTGCCATCTGCTGCACATATAGCAATGGATCAAAAGGCTGGTATCAAATCAGATCACGATACTGGTTACGCTGCAGATTTAACACACGATCCTGCCAATGGGGTAGATGCACAGAAACTTTTTGTTTCATTAAGAACAGATAAGCGAGTTAAGTATCTGATTCATAATGGCAAAATATGGTCTAATGAAAAAGGAGAAAGAGCCTATACAGGTCCGTCTCCACATATCCACCACATACACATATCGGTCAAGGACGGTATGGGTAATGACACTTCCCCTTGGTTCAAATAGGAAAGGAAACAAATGAACAAGAAAGCAAAAGCAATCGCTTTATCTTATTTCCGTGCCGCTATTGCATCTGCAATTGCAGTGTATTTAGCAGGAAATACAGATCCAAAAGCTCTATTGGCTGCAGCATTAGCAGCAGTTGCAGGTCCAGCACTGAAAGCACTTGATCCAAATTCACCTGAGTTTGGTGTTGGCTCTAAGTAAACAGAGTTATCCTTAACCCCGCCTTAATCGGCGGGGTTATTTTTTTTTGGCTACGAGGACGCAGTCCTCTCGCCTACCAAATTCGCTTCGCTCATATTATAGCGGTGCCACTCAGGAGATTGTCAAACTGAACCATTAGGAAATATCTCTGGCGTGTCGGTGCTTGCCACCTCACGCTCAGGCACTGGTACATTTATCCAATGGAAAAAATAACAGTAGGTCATAAATCATTTAGTCAATTCTCAACGTGGATAAGATGTGGCAAGGCTTATCAACTGGAAAGAATATTGGAAGCACCACAATCTCCAGCGTGGTGGTTCGTGGGTGGATCAGCTTTCCACTCAGCAGCAGAAAAGTTTTTGCTGAACGAGTTTGAAAAAAAGAATGGCTAAGGACATAGCATATGTTAAGCCAAGTAAAGGAAACGAAGGCGACTACAGGTCGCTTGGTCCAATCCGAGTATGTCCGTGTGGTTCTGACACTTGGAACGTCAAGTGTAAGTTTGATACCGATGGAACAATTGGTATCTACTTCTTGGATATGCGATGCTTACTCTGCGATAGCCTTGCCGTCGCACCATTTGAAGGACAACTATGAGAATTAAAATCCGCAATCCTTTTTATGTTACTCAACCAAATAAAACAGATGAAGTAAAAATTCTTTGCCACTACTGTGGCAGAATTTATACAACTGCCTACGAAAATGTCAGAGTAAGTAACTATTGCTTGAGGTGTAAATGAGTTCACGCAGATCAAAGATTGTAGGACAAGAAGCATTTAGAGCTGCCTTTGCTGAGACTGAGGTAGTGATGCGCCTTGCTTTAGGCAGGCTAATCCAAACAGAGATTGAGAAAGAAACAAACTCTGATATAATTAAGGGACTAGAGATAGCAAAGAAAATAGTAGCGGGGGAATCAAATGAATAACGAAGATACAATTACAGTACCAGCAAAAGATATTTCATTAATAGAATCTGTTGATAGTATGATTATGAGTGGTGGTTTTTCAACTGAAAAGGCTTGGGAAATAATTAAACTTGTAAGAGAACACGACAGCAAATGAATCTTGAAAAGATTTGGGATCAATCATTCCTTGAAGCAATTGCTGAAACAGAAGCAAAGTCTAAAACAAATCCTGTTGATTGGCGCAAAGGTGGCAGATCTACCAATGCTAATCCTGACAAAGAAAACAAGGTTTGGTGGGATGACAACGGCAAGAAGATGTTTCTTGAATTTGTTACCGCTTGGAAAGATTCAGGTCTGACCATTTGGGAATCACCTCAAGGTGTTCCTGGAGTTGAGATTGAATTGAACTCCCAGTTTGGTGATGTCTTTGTTAAAGCATTTGCTGATCTAATAGCAGTAACAGCAGGTGGTGAATTAGTTGTGGTTGACTTCAAGACTGGTGCTTACACACCTGACTCATCATTACAGCTTGGCATCTATGCCTGCGCTATGGAGATGAAGTTTGGCGTAAGACCAACACGAGGCTACTACTACTCAGCACGTAAGGCTCAGTTCTTAGAGGGTGAAGGATTACACCGCTGGTCTATCCCATTACTAACAGAACTCTTTGCACAATTTAATCGTGGTGTAGAGAATGAAATTTTCCTACCTAATATAGGTATGGCTTGTTCTACTTGTGGCGTAAAGGATTACTGCTACGCTACTGGCGGAGAACTAGCACAGATTTATGACCCCCTAGCAAACATAAAATAAGGAGAAACAAATGGCGCAAGAAGGTACAAAACTTCAGATCAACTTTAAGTTGACTGACGGCACGTTAGTAAACGTATATGCAAATGATGCAAAAGAGCTTGAGGCTGGCTTAACAACCATTCAAGATACTGTGTCATTAATTGCTGCAACATCAGGTGCATTAAACAACTCTGCACAACGTCAACAACCAACTGCAATTGCTTATGCTAAAGAAGTATTAGGTGCAACACCTATTGGATCTGTAAGTGCAAACAGTTGTAAGCACGGCGATCTAGTATGGCGTGAATCAAAACCTGGTGCGCCTAAGCCTTGGAAGGGTTGGTTCTGCCCATCTCCAAAGGGTACACCTGACCAATGCGAGCCTAAGTTCGTACGATAATAAGTAATGCTGTCCTTAACTCAAGCGGCAGCGAAAAGCACTAATGATTACGCACTACTGCCTGACCTATTCCCTACGCTACAAGCGGAAGGGATTAGGTTCAGACGGGGGCAATTGACAATGATTGCTGGCGCACCAAATGCGGGTAAGTCTTTACTTGCATTATGGATGGCGGTGCAAATGAAGGTGCCAACGCTGTACATATCAGCAGATACTGATGGCTATACAACAGCCATACGTGCAGCGGCAATGATTTCAGGTCACAAAGTTTCTACAGTTGAAGAAGCCTTTGCCAATGGTGCAGGTCAAGAGTTTTATACTCACGAGCTACAATCAATAGATCACCTACAATTTGACTTTTCTCCTAGCCCAACGCTAGATGAGATTGACTTAGCGATCAGAGCATATGCAGAATCTTATGGGCAATATCCCCATATGATTATTGTAGATAATGCTATGAACGTTGTGTCTATGCACGAGAATGAATGGTCGGGCTTACGAGAGATTGCTAAAGCTATGCACCATATTGCTCGTGAGACTGAGGCTGGCGTAGTTCTACTACACCATACCTCTGAAGCGGAAGGTAAACCTGACTTGCCACCAAGTCGTAAGTCTATTCAGGGAAAGATATCTCAATTACCTGAAATGATTTTAACTGTGGCATTAGTACCTGACACGGGAGAATTTAGAATTGCTTGTGTAAAGAATCGCTTTGCTAAGAACTCTGCAACTGGTGACCAGTTTGTCACATTGTGGGCAGATGCGTCTCGTATGGTGATACACAATGAGAGAACTAGTGATATCATTGCGACCTATAGTTCCTCAAATAGGAACCATAACTATGTAAATGATTGGACCCAAAGGTATGACGACTGATGATGTAGATGTAGAGATCAGAGTTAAGGAGTTAGTCCTTGCTGAACTCAGAATAGAAATCAATAGGTTTATAGAAAAGATTGAAGCTGCAAAGATCAACCCAGTAGATGAGTGGGGCGATGGTCTTAATGCTGGTATGGAATGGGCAATACGAATCCTCAGAGGGGATAAGAGTGCCAGTTAATGTCTGCATATGGTAAGCGCAAAGGTGCTGCTTTTGAAACTGGAATCCTTAAGTGGCTTAGGTCAAAGGGTTTATTAGCAGAGCGTTTATCTAAGGCTGGATCAAATGATGAAGGCGATATTGTCTGCTTTGTAGCAGGCAAGCCAATGATCTTTGAGTTAAAGGCTAGAGTTAAATTAGATTTGCCACAGTTCTGGCGTGAGGCTACAACTGAGGCAGACAACTATGCTAAGGCTCGTGGCTTAGATTATGCACCACCATCTTATGTAATAGTAAAGCGCAGTAATGCAGGCCTGAGTCAGGCTTGGGTAATACAAACACTAGACCAATGGGTGAATAACAATCAAGAATAAGCCTGACCTTGCAGCAATCCTTACACACTACGGTGTAGATGTGAAGGATAGGCACGGTTGGGTTGCTTGCAAGTGTGTAATACACGACGATGCACACGCAAGTGCAGCTTACAACTTAGATATACAGGTATATAACTGCCTAGTATGTAATGTTGTTGGTGATGTATATGAATTAGTTAAAGCGAAAGAGAACATAAAGGGGTTCAACGATGTTAAACGAAAAGCAGCGCAACTTGCTAACGGACGTAGCGCAAAGATACTCCAAGTCACGCAACGAGGCGACAGCCTCTTACCTACAGGGGCGAGGAATAAGCCAGCAAGTCGCAGATACATACCTGCTTGGAAGCGTGGTTGATCCCGCTAGTGGACACGAGCTTGGCGAAGGAATGTTATCCATCCCTTATATGACACCATCAGGTGTTGTTGGTATGAAGTTTAGGAGATTAGATAATGGAACACCAAAGTATCTTTGGCCTACAGGTCAAAAGGTTGGGCTATTTAATGTTAATGATTTGCATAAGCATAGCGACACTATTGCCATTTGTGAAGGAGAGATTGATACGATTATTCTTTCGGGCGTTGTTGGAATACCGTCAGTTGGAGTTGCTGGTGTATCCCAATGGAAGCCTTGGTTCAAAAACTTATTTGAACCTTACTTGCGTGTCCTCATTTTTGCGGACAATGATGTTAAAGAAGATGGCCGTAATCCTGGGCAAGAACTTGCAAAGAGAATCAAAGAAGAATTAGATAAAGCAACAGTTGTACATCTGCCACCTAATGCAGATGTTAATGATGTGTTATTACAACACGGACCTGATTGGTTTAATGAAAGAGTTGCTGCATAAATGTCAACCGTAGTTGGAGTGCAAGGTGATGGTTGGTGTGTGCTGGGTGCTGACTCTCAGGTCTCTGAGAATGGTCGCATATGGTCAACAGCCAAAGGCTTGGGCAAGATTATTAAACGTGGCCCTTATTACATAGCCACAGTTGGAGACTTTAGACCAACAAATATCTTGGCTTACAACTTTAACTATCCTAAACCACCACCATTTACTTCCAGCTATAAGTTGGATAAGTTTATTGGATCAAGATTTATACCAGCACTACAACAATGTTATGCAGATAATGCCTACACTCCCAAAGATGGAGATGGTGGCACAGATATATTAGTTGCAGTCTATGGCAACTTATATGCAATGAGTTATGACTACTCTTGGACTAAAGATCGTCGTGGTTATTATGCACTTGGATCAGGTGGCGACTATGCCCTTGGTGCTATGGCTACCTATGCTCAACCTAAATCAATAGCAACCGCAACACTAATAGCACGGACAGCCCTGTCTATTGCTTGCCAATACGATACTGAAAGCGGTGAACCATTACTGATATACAGCCAAACAGAGTAATGAAAGAGCAGGAACTCTTTGAGTATCTTAAAGAGAATTACTACCCTGATTTGGAGTTAGCATCAGATCAATACAATAAGTTTGATTGTGAGTCAGATGATTACAATGTGTTTATTGAACTTAAGTCCCGCAATACCCACTACCCTACCTTGATTATTGAGTATGCAAAATACTTTCACTTGATGGAAAAGGCTGAAGCTAAGTCAGCAACACCTTGGTACAT